CCTTTATAAATAGTTCCAGACGAAACAGCAGTAACCGTCAAGACTGCCAGCGCCCTTGAACCAGTAAAGTTAGCTACTTGGTCACTTAAAGAAAACTGATTGGCAAAATCAATTTGTGAAAACGAAACAGGTGTCCCTGCCCCCGTTCCTGTGGTCTGTGTTGTATTGTCTTGAACCGCCAAACTTGGAAACCGCAGCAAAGCATTCGCTGCTGTTGACGGTGGAAAGAACGTGATACTCACACCGCTTCTCCACCGGAAGCCGTGATGGTGCAACCAACTGCGCTAGCTTTAACTTGTATGGTTGTTCCAGCGTTTAATATCTGAGATCCTGTCCACTGCATCGTAGTATTTGCAGGAAGCGCGTTGTAGTACATCAAAGCATTACTTGTCCCCGCCGTCCCTCCGGACGGAACAAGACTAACATAGATGTACACAATTGCGCTGGTCGTGTTAACAATGTCAAAGTCTTTAAGGTAAGTGCGAGTGCTAAGTGGAACCGTGTAAATGGTTGCGTAGCTAGTTGTAATTGCAGCCTGACCCAACTGAAGAGGAGTAATTGCTTGATAGTTAGCCACTAAAAAACCCCCCGCTATTATTTAACCAAAGCTGGGTTTGAATTCCATTTGAATCAACAGACGAAACTTCAAGTTGACTTGTTAATTTATCAATCCGATTAAAATACAGCCGAAGAACGTTGCTAAACTGATCTTGATATTGACGATTCCAGACTCTTGGGGCCAACGGAAGATTTGGTGCAACAACTCTATCAATTGTTGAATTTGTGGCAATTAAATAACTCATCGCCGTCCATCCGGTCGAATGTCAAAACGAGGCGCACCTAATTGCCATGACGTATTAATTTGGTTTGACCCAACCTTAAAGATCATCTGTCTACCTCGAACCCGAGTGTAGATGATCCCCGTAAATTCTTCAGTAATACTGTACGCCGCTATCTTTGTTACGTTTGCACTTGCAGCAGTTCCAGCACCAGACCCTGAATTCAACATTGGATACAGCGTCATTGTCACCTTTGGCTGATCTGATGATGGTGACGTAGTTGACTCATTAAACGTTAGATCAGGCAAAACTCTCCACACATACCCAAAGTTATGCCCGTCGCCAATGTCAAACTCTGAGGAAGAGATGTATGCGTCAAGAGCAGCAGTGTCTCCTGTCGCGTTGTCGTTTAGACCATACTCATGGTTAACAATGTTAGGGACGTAAGTGGCCGCTTGGGGGTAGAGTCTAAGCCCAGAATCTAGCCAAGCGGTTCTGGCCATAGTTCCGTAGTACCAAACCTGTTCAAGGTAGTTGTAAATAACATACCTATCAATTGTTTCGCTGTCTTTAGAACAATAAAACCACCAGACTTCGTTAAACCCTTCGTTTGTTCCTGAAAAAATTTGCTGAATTTGGCCAAGATTAAGATCAGAAAACACAAACTTACGAAGATCACAGTTCAACGTTTGAACCCGACCGTCGTACATGTAGAACTTATCTACGCCCATCCAGTAGATCACACCAGACCCAACAACCGCTGCGTTCTGGCTCATGATTGAAATGTTGTCCCCAAGTAACTGAGTCCCCCAAACCACTGGAGCGCCAAGATATTGAAGGGAGTAAACCGTTGAGTCAGTAAAAACTACAATCTCTTGACGAGTTTGAACCGCAGTAACAATTCTAGATCCGTGGGATAGCTGAACGCTTCCCGCCTGATTTGTTGCGTCAGGCGTCCACTCAATAATGTTGTCTTGATCCGACCACCGAACCAACATTGGGTTTTGAGTTGCCGATCCATAGTCGTTGCACCCAAACGCAAACACAAACCTGCTTGTGTCAGACACGAACAAGTAGTTTTGGATCGTGGGCACATCAACTAACAATGATATGTACACCCCGGTTCCGGTTGTGGTAACTGCTACTTGAGCACCGTTTACATCAAGTAAGTTGGCTGTCAAACCATTAACATTGAACAAATAGTAAGTTGTTGCCGCAGATATTCCAGTTGGCAAAGTGGTGCCAGCAAACTGAACCGCAGTTCCATCAGTCAATATACTTGTTAACGTTACAACAGCCGGAGCCCCAATAGCAAAAGTTACGTTTCCACCTTGAGCGTTAAGTGCAACGCCTCGAGTGGTTAGCCCGTTGTTTGCTGCCCAATAGTAAATTGCTCCACCATTTGGCCCAAACACAAGATCTTGACCAAAATTGTTTTGGCTCCAAATTCTTAGTGAAACGACGCCTATTGCACCGTTACCCCAAGTCCCAGAACCCCACGGTCCAGCACCCCATCCAGAAAACGCTTGTTGTATTTCGGTTCCTACACTAAGTTGATATGCTGCTACAACCGCAGATCCGCCAGTTGCCGGAGCAGGAACGGCGGCAATGATTGTGTACGAGTTAGCATCTACAACTGTTAGTTGAAACTCAGCGTTTAAAGTAGTAGCGTAACTTCCAGTGGCTCCGCTAAAAGTAACAAAATCTCCGGTGGAAGCACCGTGAGATGGAGCGGTTACCGTAACTGTCGTACCATTACCTAGAAACGGGTCGGCCCCAAGCGTAGTAGTTACCCTAATTGGGGTGACATCGTAATACGCCCCGCCATTTTCAATGTAAAACTTTAAATTTGTTCCAAGGGCTAGCAAGTTGGCGTTTGCCAATGTTGTCCAGTTCCACATTGAACGACAAACACCAAGGAACGTATTAGTTGAAATACGCTCCCATCCGCCTATTACCTCAGGTGTGCCTTGGCGAAACCTCACCTTATCACTCTCAAACCAACCACCTTCGTTGGTATACCGAGTGTTCTCCCGGTTGACTCCGGGCTTAAAGATGATCTTTGATAACGGCATTATTTTGCCACGCCTTTATGCTTCTCAAAGCTACGCATCCCGCCAAACCCAAGAAGGCCAGCAAGGAGGGTCATAAGCTGCTCAACGTCAAGGTCCGGGGGCGGATGAAGATCTTTAGGGATGATATCCATACCTTGACCAAAAGACCAGCCCCACTGCATCAGGGGATAGCCAAGGAATTGGTAAGCCAGACCCAAAACCCCAACCCACCCAACAGCAGGACGCCAGCCAGAGACAAACACATTAGAAGAAGCTGCTTCAACTTTGTTAATCTCGACCTGTGCCAGATCGGTCGCTTGATCAATCTTCTTTTCCTCCAGATCGAGTTTCCGTTCCTCGAGCGCCATTTGGAGTCTCTCTTTGTCGGTGGTAATGAGGTCACCGGCAACCTTGCCCACGCCTTCAATGATGCTCCCTATTCCGATCAGATCCATTATTTGAGTCCTTGCAAGGTGCGGTTAATCCATCCAAGCAAAAACTTGGACTGGCTTCTATCCTTGTTGCAGATGGCGGCGTATCGCTGGATTTTAGCAAGTGCATACGTCGGAACAAACTTCTCCGGCGTACAGATGTTAAGTCGTTCAATCGTTTTAGCACCGATAGCGCCATCTGGAGTTACCCCTACAATAACCTGCGCTAGTTTTGCAGCAACCCCTATTCCGGTGTTGACTCCGAAGTTGAAGATCGTTTCCGCAATCTGCTGGTCACGGATCTCGTCACCTCTAATACGGTCCCAATAATTTTGCCGATAAAAGTCACGAACAAGAGATGTAAGTTGTCCGCCCATCTCGTGACGGTCAACCAAAGCCCACCCCGCCCACTTGGGGTTTGCGTTTCTTGCGATTCCTGCATACGTTTGCCCTCCCCGGTCGCCCGGAATGTCGGTTAACTGATACCCACCTTCATCGTGAATCATGCGTTCAAACGCAGGAGCAAAGTCAGCCATTTTTTGCCTTATTTATCTGTTCCCAAGCAGCTTTCATCTTTTCTTCCAAAACCGCCACACGAAGGTCAAGCTTAGATAGCACAACGATAAGCGTGATGATTGCTAACAGGACCGGCCAAGCCTTAAAGAAAAGGTCAACCACTTCCATTACTTCCTCGCCATCCTATCTTCAATGATGCTGATGTGCTTTTGGTTATCGTGAATCATGTCACGGTTGCGTTGAATCTCTTTCTCAAGTTCTTGCCGCAATTTTTCCCTTGCCAGTTCCGCACCAGAGTTCACGGCTTGTTTGTTGTCGGATGTAACAACAAGGGAGATTTTGGCGTTAAGTACCGTTACTTCATGAGTCAGTTTATCCAGCGCAGACATCAAGTAAACAACACAAGTAAAAAGAATTGGAAGCACAGCAAAAGCCGTCTTCTCGATTAACTGAGATTTGGCTTCGAGCTTTTCAGACATAGCAGCCTCCGTTTAAGTGCGGTACATCACAAATGTACTTGCGGCTGTTTTTCTAATTTTGTACGTTGCAGATGCGTTTGCAGCAACAGTAAGCGACCCTATTGAAGTTATTCCAGTGTTTACAGCTACGGTTGATAAACTGGCGGCAGTGTTAATTACTGTAAACATGAACGCGGAATCGGTTGGCATCCCGCCTGTTGCTGTATCAAGGGAAGACCCCAAAGGCATTGTGATGGTAAGGCCGCCGACGGTTGTGTTTAAAATTTGAGTCAGAACCTCCGCACCAGTTAGTGTGGTTGTGGATGATTTTGAGGTGATTGCGCCTTGAACGTAGAACCCAACACCCGTTGCGTTGTATGCAACCTTTGGATTTCCCCCACCGTCTGACAAAACAATGTAATCATTTGCCGCTGTAATATCAAGGCCACCAGCGTTCCCCGTAAAAGTTCCAACAATGACATTGCGGGAACCGGTAGTAATACTTGAACCTGCGTTATATCCAATACACAGATTACTGGCCCCTGACGTTGCGGCTGTTAGCGCGTTATATCCAATTGCAGTATTGTTAGTGCTAGTTAACACTTGAGCCGCGTTTGAACCAACTGCGGTATTGCCGCCTAAAGTAAGTCCTGTCAATGTAGACAAGCCGACTGCTACGTTATTTCCTCCAATCGTATTCCCGGAAAGAGCGTTATAGCCAATAGCGGTATTAGAGTTCCCAGCAGTGTTTGCGGCAAGTGCCCCCGAACCAAAAGTAGTATTGGTAGACACAGAACCAGCGCCCCGCCCTGCGGTGATGCCATTTATGGTTAACTGCGAACCATCAAAAGTTAAGTTGGCTGATGCGCCAAACGCAGTACCTCCGCTGTTGAACTGAACTTGTGTGTTTGAGCCTGCTGGCGTGGCACCAGCGGCAGCAATTGTAATTCCCCCTGCGCTATTAGTAATAGTCACATTAGAACCAGCGGTCAACGTAGTACGGGTAAACCCTGTGCCGTTACCAATATCTAATGCGCCATTTGCAGGGGTGGAAGACAACCCAGTTCCGCCGTATGCAACACCCAATGCGCTGGTCAGGTTTAGTGTGTTTGCGGTTAGCGTTGTGCCGTTAAACGTCAGATTGGCTGAGTCAATCTCAAGCCCGCCCGTGGTGCTGTACACCACACGCCCAGACGTAAGACCGGTGTTGGTAATCGAGCTAAACGTTCCGGGACCGCCAGACGCGCCAACCCGGACAAAGTCAGATCCGTTCCACGCACAAACGGCTTTCTCTCCGGCAACGATTGTAACCCCAGTTGTAGGGCCTACTCCTCGCAACACAATGGATTGAGTGCTGCTTGAGTTGATAACAATGTATGACTTACTCTGAGCTGGAGCGGTAATGTACCTAGTTACCGTCCCGCTGGCCGTCCACAACAGGATGGCTTCTCTTGCTTGATTTGCCGCTTCTTGTGTAGTCGTTAACGTTACATCAGCATCACTTGACAACGTTGTTGTGCCTGCCACCGCTGAATCAAGCAACGATGTGATTGAGTTGTTAACAGTGGTGCCCCAAGCGCCGGTCAATGATCCGGTTGTTGGAAGAGCAAGACCTAGAAGGGGAGTTGCCATATCATTCCTTTACTGTGTCGGGATGTCAGTCCATCCCGGAGTTTGAGAGTTGGTTATATCAGTCCAGTTTGCGGTCTGTTGATTATCAATTGGCTCCCACAACAATCTAGCCGTCAATATATCAACGCCGGTTGCCGCTTCTGTTATAACAATGTTAAACGTACCAATGTTAGATATTCCATCTTGCCCCGAAGCAACTTCAGAGACCACAATGTTAAACGTGCCGCCGATACCAAGATCGTCTAGCGCAGACGCGACTTCGCTGACAATTGCTTCCATAAGTATTGAGGAAACTATTGCATCTAGCCCTGATGCCGCTTCATCAACAGATAGCGTAAACATAATGTTGGAACTTTGACTATCTAGCCCAGACGCCGCTTCGGAAATACTGCCGCCAAAAGCGTTGCTAGAAAGTATTTCGTCTAAACCAGAGGCCCCTTCTGTAATAAATGCCGCAATCGCGGCTACAATTGCCCCAGCTATTGAATCAGCGCCAGAAGCCCCTTCCGTAATAAACCCAGTAAGTGCAACCGTACCAGAAGCAAAAATCCAACCCAACGAACCGTTGTTGGTCGAGTTGGCTCCAGCGTACCAAGTGGTGTCTAAACTATACGCCCGAACACCTGTGATGGTCAGGTAGTCTACGTTAGGCTTGATCGCCCCAGTCAAGACCAAAGTACCGGGGCTTGATGCTGACGTACCTTGAATAGTCAGAACATTTCCAACAGTGCCCGTTCCCGTGAACTGAGTAACCGTTTGGGTAGTTGTACCCAACGTGATGTTGGTTGCCCCGGTCGCGCTGTAGGTGTTAGTGATGTCCTTGAACGTGTTGTTGCCAGTGATGGTCAACGTACCCGCACCGCCTTGGTTTAGAGTAACGCCAGAATATTGAGTTGAACCACCACCAGCAAAGGTTTTGGTTGAAGCACTTGTCATGGTAATGGTTGGAGAACCAGTAATAGTCAAGCCCGTTAAGCCGCCATTTGTGCTCCACACTGCGCCTGCAAGAGTCCATGTGCCAGAACCAAGCGCAAGTGTTCTGGTTGTAGAAGCAGTGCTTGCAAAATTTGTGTTTGCTCCGGACAAAGTTACGTTGAAATTATTTGCATCAAATGTGCCAAACGACAAATCAAAAGTTGCGCTGCCAGATATATTTGATATAAACGCATCTTGTAAAGTGACAGACCCGCCCGGAGTATTTATAGTAATAGGTTGTGTAAACGTCTTGCCAGCACTTGTAATTGTTTGACTACCCCTACCTGCCCATGTAACAACTCCAGTGCCACTTAATGTAGTGCCTGTGCCGTTAGTCCAATTGCCGTAAATTGTTGGGGTAGTTGATCCAGTTGCCAGCGTCATTGTGTTGCTGGTACGGGCACTCATGTTGATGGTGCCAATGTTGTACGCAGCGTTGATGGTGATTGTGCTGCCGCTGGTCAGACCCGTTGACTCAAACAGCGCAGTGTCTTGGGCAAGTGGAAAATTGTTTGCAGCAGGAGACCCCCCGGAAGTAGCCGCCCAACCTGTTGCTGACCAGTTGCCTCCACCAACCAAATTCCAGTATCGAGTAACCCCCGCATCAAACGTAATGCCGCTGTTGCCTTTGCAATCACCCAAACGAGTCCCAGACACAGGAGCGGCAGCGCCAGCGATTGTGATGTCTTGAAAATCAACGTCCGTCCCAGAAAACGCCGCGCAAGTTAACGTTCGGGTTGTGCCAAAAGTATTTGACCGCAAGAAGTTACGCATGGTTGCGTCTGTTCCTGCGGAAAAAGTCAAAGTGCCTGTAATGGTTTGATTGGAATTTAACGATATATTTCCAACCCCAGCACTTGTACGTCCAGCAAAAGTCAAATTTCTAAAACTAAAACTACCCAAAACCGAAACGGTAGACAATGCTGTGTTTGTGCAAGATACGTCGTAAAGAGTCAATGGACCTGTTGAGTTAAGATTAAGACCCGGAGACGCGCTTGTAAATACAAAACTTGATGTTCCAATGCTGGTCGTTAAATTTGTGGTGTTAAGTGATAACGCACCTGATGTCTGGGAAATTGTCCATGTAGAAGCGCCTAACGTAAGCGTTCTACTATTTGTGTTGTTTGAATTAAAATCAAGAGAAGTTACTGCGTATCCGGCTGTATCAAAAGATCCGTTTGTTAATATAATATTAAAGCCAGATGCGCTTAAAGCGCCGCCTAAAGACCAGCCACAACCAACCCCGTTGACAACAATAGTTGAAACTGTAACGCCGTTTGTTGTAAATGTTCTTCCTGTTGTATTACTTGTTAAAGTAATAGTTCCAGTATAAGTGCGTGAAAACCCCGTAGCCGGGAAAGTTGCGCTATTATGGATGCTTAATGCCGAAGTGCCAGCCAAAGTAAGGGTGCCAGATGCAGGCCCGCTGTTTATTAATAATTGATCACACCGCACATTGGCACTTATAGTTACCGTGTATGACGTTGGATTAGAAGATGTATTAAATATTACAGAATCTAAGGACACAGGAGGAGATTGCCCTCCAGAACCACCAGATGTGAGCGACCAATTAGTTGTGCTTGTGTTATCCCAATTGCCAGTGCCGCCTACCCAAAACAATGTTCTAGGGGTTGGGGGGGCAGTCAAAATAGCGTTTGTTCCACCAGTGGAGTTGACCCCAGCGTAAAACTCACCGGGGCTTGTGGTGCTGATTACGGTTGTGCCAAGCGAAAGATAATCCAACCCTGATGTAGCGCCGCCAGCAATTGTAATTGTTGCTGTCCCAGAAACTGTAACTACGTTACCTGCCGTACCTTTAACTGTCCACGAACCAAATGTTTGAGTTGTAGTCCCAAGCGCAATTGTATGGGCAACCGATTTGGTTGACGCAAGTTCAGTAAATTGGTTGTTGCTAGTAATTGTTGTAGTAGATGTTCCAGTAGAACCGCCAATAGTGAGTTGGTTGTAGGAGAGAGCACCACCAGCAAAAGTGCGGGCAGAGGTGCTTGTGTCAGATAAAGTGATGTTGGCAGTGTTTTTATTAAATGTTAATCCAGATGTATTGGATGCGTCCCATATTGTTCCCGTTCCTGAAAGAGTCCATGTTCCAGAACCAAGTTTTAAAGTTCTGGTTGAAGTTGTTGTTGTGGGATTAAAAAGCCCAACCGTAACGTTGTAACTTACTGCGTCAAATGTACCAGCAGACAAACCAGCAATTCTTGTCGAACCAATTGCAAATGCGCTAGCAAGTTGTGTAGTTCCGTTTATTGATTCAAAAGTAACATTACATCCAAATGTAACGCCATTACTTGTAATGGTTTGCGTTCCTCTTTTGCCAAATGTTATGGTTGCAGTTGTGCTGCTTGACGTAACGCCAGTTCCAAATTTCCAATCACCGTAAACATAAGGTATTCCAGTACCTGCACTTAGTGTCATTGCGGTTGTTCGTGTGGACGCATCAAACGTACCGATATTCCAAGCGGTGTTTATTGTAATTGTGCCAGTCACACTGCCCGTGTTGTCAAACACCGCCGTATCTTGCGCCAACGGAAACTGATTGATGTCGGGTGTTCCACCAGAACTAGGGCACCATCCCGTAGCACTCCAGTTTTGAGCACCAGCAAGGTTCCAATAAACTGTCTTAGCACCGGGGAACGTAATCCCTGTGTTACCGCCACAGTCTCCTGCACGGGTTGGCGAAGAGCCAGCAGCAGCCCCGGCAATCGTTATGTCGCGGAAGTCACAGTCCGTTGCAGACAAAGAGTTGACCGTCAGGGTGCGAGTAGTGCCAACAGTGTCAGACTGAGCAAAAATTCGTCGTACCGCTGTGGCACCTGCAACAGTGAGGGTGCCGTTGATAGTTTGATCAGCGCTTAATTGTAGTTGCCGTAAACCAGCAGCGCTTGGTGCTGTAATAGAAACATTATTAAATACGTTGCTTCCTGATATAACTGTAATGCCGGCAGCAGTGTTGGTGAAAGATATATTGTAAAGAGTTTTTCCGCCAAAGCCATACGAAACGCCTGTTGCGGATAAATTAAGCGTTGATGTTCCGGCATTAAGGGTAAGGTTTGTAGATGTAACAAACGAAACCGACCCGCTCAACGTCAACGTGCTAGACCCAAGGGTAATTGTCCTGACATTGGAGTTGCTTGATATCAAACCCAAAGCAGTGACAGTAAAGTTCTTTGTATCAAATGTGCCGCTGGTGACAGTCAGATCGTTTGATCCAAGGTTTAACGCATCAGCAAGTTGTACGGTGCCGCCATAGGAATTAACGGCAATAGACCCGCTAAACGTTTTACCAGCGCTGGTAATTGTCTGCGTACTTCTACCTGAAAAAGTAATTTCGTTTGCCCCGCTTAAAGTGGTTCCAGAACCGTTTTTCCAGTCCCCGTAAACTGTAATGCCAGTGCCGATACTGAGCGTCATCGCAGTTGTCCGAGCGGACATATCAACAGTACCCGTGTAAACAAACGTTGTACTGAACGATATGGTGCCTGTCACCGAACCCGTGTTATCAAACGTGGCCGTGTCTTGGGCTAAAGGGAAGTTGTCTGTGTTTGGAGATCCTCCAGAAGTTGCTGCCCATCCATTGGCAGACCAATCTTGTGCTCCGGCCAAGTTCCAATACACCGTCTTGGCCGCAGAAAACGTAATTCCGGTGCAACCTCCCAAGTTGCCAATACGGGTGCCGCTGATCGGTGAAGATGCCCCGGTGACGTACACATCACGGAAGTCGCAATCAGAGATGCTTACGGCTCCGCTGATGGCAAAGTCAATTGCAATGCCATAGGTGGTCCCACGGAACCAAATCCGGTTGTTTCCTGCCGTTCCTGTGGTCGTTAAGGTTCCGGTGCTTAACTTGGCAGAAAGCGCAATCTGCAAAACACCCGCAGCAGCACTTGGTGTGATTGAAATTCCACTGACAGTCTGCGCAGTGTCTACCGTGGCGGTAAACTTTCCACCAGAGTTGGCGTCAAATATTGCTGTGTCCAAAGACCCCGGAACAGATGCGCCAGATCCTCCGCCTGATGTTGTGGACCACTTTGTGGTACTAGACCAGTTGCCAGCGCCGCCAACCCAGTACCGATCTGCCATGCCTTACTCCGTTGGAGTTTCTACAGGCTCCGCTGGAGCTTCTACAGGAGGCGCAGTAACTACAGCAATCCAGTTGTTCAGGCGTTGCTGTTTCATCTCTTCAATCTCAGCATCAGACGGGATCACATACCCGTAAAAGTGCAGCGCATCCCGAAAGACGCCATGAGGAGTCTCAAACTCAAAGTCAATCTTCATGGTATTAGGTCGCGGTTAGGCTGAACGTGTAGGTCACATTCAGGGTATCGCCGTTAACAACTGTGCGGTCGCCGCCCGTGAAGTCAGACCCTGAGAACAATGTTCCCGCAGTCCCAGACTTAGCACTGCCACTTGTTAAGAAAGCACCAGCAACCGTGCCGCCAGCGTTGATTGAGAACACCGCAACTGATGCCGTGTTGGTCACAACTGATGGGTTTGCAGTAGTTGCTGTGGCAAACGTAGCGGCAACCCGAGTAGCCTGACTATAGCCCGTAAATTCTGTCCATCCGGCATGGCTAGACATTGTGTCGCCAGCAGCAAACGTGGTGCCAGACCCCGGTCCTGTAACAAGACCAACATACCAAGTAGTGATCTGGGTAACACTTGTTAGCGCGGTGCCAGCCATATACTGGATACCCGTGTTAACAACTAAGTTGTTGTTACCTTCTTCCCACTTTAAGTTGCCGTCTTCGTCATAACAAAGAACGTGAAACCGACCGGAGGCAGACATCTTTTCCATAATTACGCGATCCTGATAATTGCTGAAGTATTTGTAATGGCGGGGAACTGCACCGTAAAAGTGTTGGCTGAAGTTTTGTCGGAACCAAAATCCAGCACACAAATAGCTGGGTTTGTAGCGCCATCAAACTTATAAATCAACGCCCCCCGCGCAGTAACCGCAGTAGTCCAGACGGCGTTATCAAATGACCAGTACGATACCGTGCCGGTATTACCCACAGTAGGGACTTGGCTAATAACAAGGATCTGCCCCCCAGCGGTATACCCCGAGGCAGAAACCTCGCCTGTTGTAGTGTATCCGGTCGTGGTCGCATCTAACGTTGCAGAGTTGGTATACAACGCAATCTTAAAAACTTGCGTTGTACCCGTATTAAAGTTGAACGTCCCACTAGGAAGCCCAGTCTTAAAAGTGTTAGTTGACCAATTGCCAGTAAACGCCATTAGGTCACCGCCTGCCTATATTGGCCAGATCTGTAGGCATCCTGACGCTCAAGACCATCTCCCAAGCGCTTGGCAAGTGTTAGAGCTTCTTTGTACTTGGTGTCATACAACGCCATCATGTCTTGCTCACCCTTCATGTAGGTGTAAGCCTCAACCAACGATCCGTACAACAACACCGTATCAAAGTTATCCCCAAGCCATGATGTACTTGAAGTAACAATCGACTGAGGGTAGTAGAAGTAGTGAAGTTCTACGTTGTAAATGGCATCCGGCGTAGGACCAAGTATAAAAGTTAACTCTGTTGGAATCCCGGTTTGCGGTCCAAACAAAGCATAGTACTTTGGAGTTGCCGTGTCCGTAGGCTGTGGATACGCTTCCCTAATAAAGTTAACATCTTTATTCAACAGGTAGATATATTCACCGCCTGTTGGATAAACTGCCATTGAGTACACAGAAAGAAAATCCGTAGGGCACCACAAATACTTGTTTCCACTAGACGTTACTCCGGTCACGTTTTTACGCAACGATGGAAACTGAATTGTATTGTAAATGCGCTGCTCTGCCTGCTGCACAAACGTAGGAATACTTGCTACAAAAGATGCTTCGTAGTTTTCGGTGTAATCCTGAATTGCAGAAGAAAGTGCCGCGTAGTTCACGCCATGGGCCCCCGCGCCATCACCCCTTTAGTGGCACAACCAGTACCACGGATTTTAATTCCCGTAGTTTTTACCGCTTCCCGCGCAGGATCCCCCATTGATACTCGAGGAACAGGCATCCCACCGGGAGTCATCTCGTTGGCTTTCATCACATTGGGATCAGTCATGTACTGACCAGCGTTTTTAGCACTAACAGTGTTACCAGACATATCGTGCGGTTTGGCGTAAACCTTTGCAGGTCCAACCTCTTTTCCTTGGCGTTTCATACTAAAATTAGCCATGATTACCTCTGGTTCATTGCGCGAGACATGTTCCGACCGTACTTTTTACGATCCAAACTGGTCGGCCCGCCTTTCTTCATCCCGTGCATTTTTTTCTCATGCCCTTTCACCGCCTTAGCAGCTTCGACATCAGCAATGCCTTTAACTTCTTTCTTGTCCATAATACTTCCTATGTAGTTACAACCGTAACTGTACCCAATTGCACTTGCAAAACCAAGTTGTTTGGGGTCAACTCTGCGTCAAAACTTCTTGCCCCACCTACCGGATTCCAACCCCACTGAATGTCCCGACTCCCCATCATGGGCGTACCAACGTTATACACGTTTGTGTCGTTAGTCTGGCCTATTTGTAACCCACTGTTTCCAGACAACGTATAACTAACATCCGGTCTAGGATCTCTAAGAGCCTGAGGATCGTTTACCGGATACATCCCCAGTTGCAACTGTGGCTGATCAGGCTCCCAGCACGTTGGACACACCAAAATATTAACATTTTTAGTCTTGATGACTAAACTCTTTAGCTCCTTGAGCTTATACCTGAACGAGCACCTATCACACTGGGCAATAGCCCATTTGCCTGATGCAAACTTACTTGCCATTAGTAGAACATCTGCCTTGGAGCCAACCGGATCCCGGCTTTATCCCTGTCTTCTTGAGAAGCCATCAACCACTGCTCCTCATAATCACTTTTTAACATTGTGATTCTGTCCGGAGTGACCTCAGGTTTCTTCATGGCAATGTAAAATGCCATACCCGCAACCAAACACGGGATCAACCTAAACGGAATGTCTTCAACGTTAACACCGTTACCTGCATCCTGTAGCCTTCTAAGCCTCCAGTACACAAACGTATAATTTCCTCCTGCATTGGGAGCAGGCCATACGTTTATACATGGAAGATTTTGAACAAAGATAGCAGTGCCAGATGTGTGGGATGCTGCTGTAGTCCCCGCCTGACCTCTGGTGCAGTTGAGCAACTGATTACCAGAAATATTGGTCCAACCAATTGTTTCGGAATCAACTTTGATAAACCCAGTCGTCGTCAACCCTGATGCGTTACTCACCGTAACCGTCGTGTCAGTGCTTGTAATAGCACCGTTCAACGTTATAGATGTGGGATTAGTCTGACCAGACTGCCGGTTAATCCAGACCTCAATCGGTCGTCCTTGGGTTAATTTATTTGGAATCGTTGAGTACGTTGACTCAGAGATCCGAGTAATGTTGATGTCTGACTGTGTATTGGCAACAGAGTTGTTCTGCCGGATCACATGATCCAAAAGATCAATGGTATCAACAGGAATCGGATAAACCGGCTGACCAGCTTGAAGAACAATCTGCCCTTCCTCAATGGTCCACAGGTTGATCCCCCTGTTGGCCCATTCAATAGTCATCAAATTTAATGACCGCCGCGCAGTACGAAAATCGTACCCAGTGCGAACCTCTAGACCAGCACGTTCATACGCTTCCTCAATGAGATCATTGAGGTCAAGATTAAACGATGATGATCCAGAGGTATAAGCCATTATCTAAACTTTGCTGTTTTCTTTGCAATTGTTTTGGGCTGCGCTACAAACTGCTTACCGGCTTTCTTGCCTTCTCTCTTAGCTTTGGTTGTCGCCGCATATTCTGCGGAGCTAAGACTATCAATCGCCGCACTAGGCAGATACCGCTCTCCAGTTTTACTAGAGGGCTTACCGCTCTTGGTGCGCCATTTCTGGTCGCCCCAATCTTTAAGAGACTTCTGAGGATCTTTCATTCAAAAGTCTTTGCCGTCTTCTCCCGCTTTTTCGCGGGCCAAATCCTCTAACTCTTCATATGTGCCACAAGTGCATGGCCCATCTTCATTTAGCGCACAATCTTCAGAATGACCTTTAATCACGATAACCTCCACCAGCCGCTTTGTACTTCTTAGCAACAAGCTGTGCTTTACGAGCAGACCATTGACCTGCGCCTGTGCCTTGAGTCGCCGCAGCCTTTACTTGAGACACGATCCGCTTACGAAGACTGGGTTTTGTATAGTTACCAGCTTCGTTTACACTCCCGCCCTTGGCAAAAACCTCAAAATCGGTATCATCCCGACGTTTTTTGACTTTTGCTTTGGGCATTTTAGATGGATTGATATCACCCATCCCACGGCTTGCCATCATGTTAACACTGCCCGCCGCCAGCCATCCGGACCATTTTACCTTGGGTTTTGCCCTTAGTAGCGCAACCATCAGCACGGCTAGAAGCAGATCCGCCAGCAGCCATTTTTTTGACCGCCCCACCTTTCTTCATACCCATCATTTCAGCTTTTTCATGTTTCATCATCGAGGCAGGAGCACCCTTCTTTTTCATGAAGTCTACTTCTTTGCCAACCATTTTTTTTGATTCAGCCATACCGCCTTTAGCCATTTTACCTACGCCATCAGCCGCAAAACTAGGAACCATTTTGCCGTCTTTTTTGACCATAGGCATACCGCCACTTGCATAACCTTTCATATCACCACCCTTAACAAAGTTACGGCCCTTATCAGCCGCTGAAAAGTCCTTGCCCACGGACTGAGGAACGCCAACCTTCTTTGCGAAGGAGGGGCTGTGGGCTACAGCCTCCATAAAATTATGCTGTTTCTTTGAGTGACTAGGCATGTTTGTCCATCAACTTATCAAGTTTTCCTTCAAGCCTATCTAGTCGATCAAAAATACGGTTGATATCCGCATCTAACTGCGCCCTAGTCACATACTCTTTAGGAAGCTCTTCGCGGGTTCTGTTAAGAAGAATCTGAATGCGTTTTATCTCATCAAACGAATTCTTCACAATAAACCCAACTGCGCTGACCGCGATGGTTAAGATAATGTTCCAGACTTGCCCTTCCATCTCAGCACTTCCACGCTCGAAGGCTTTTGTTAATCCGGGAGTCTGGGTCGTTGGCTGTTTTGGCGGAAGTAAGTTTCGATTTCATGCCGCTCATTCTGGCACAAAAACTCTTTTTTCTCCCTGCGTCTTCTTTCGTTTTTGGTTTCGGGGCGGGAGGTTTTAAGTTCATCCCTTGTGATTTCGCGGATGCGCGCCCCTTCGCGTTCAGACCCCCCTTGGGATTCTTTCCTTCTGCCTTTTGCCAAGCTGGAGTTCCCATGATTATGCCTGTGCTTCTTTCCAGTTTAGACGCGCAAGAATGGTTCCTGCCGTTCCTGTTCCAGTTACCACTACATAAAGAATGTCAGGACCATCTGGGTAGTACCCAGCAATAGTAGTTGGCATCGTATTGCTAGTCCCGCCACCAAGAATGGAATTGCCCAAGTCCCGAACACTAGAAAGGTCAAGTACGTTTACGCCATTTGAAAACAAAGCAGTAACCGACTCGCCACCACTAATTGTTGCCGAGGCATTTGTGTTTTGTGCCACTTGAGCAAGAGACGAACTAACTGTATTACCTTGGGTTGGCGAAGAAAACGCAGTCCACGTTCCGCCCGCAGTCAATCCATTTAGAACCAAGTTAATCAAGCACGGCTGAGTAGAAATTAACCCAAGCTCAACCAACTGCAACTGCATACGGTTAATAATTTCCTGTTGGCCAAGAGTCCCAACTAAACCGTTAGAAACGGACGGTGCAATACGAATTGCCAAAACCGGCACAGTTGCGGTTGCGCCAAAATTAAGAACGGCAACAGTTCCATAGTTAAAGACCAACGATTTATCGTCGTTGAACAACCCGTCCATGATGATTGACGACCCCCAATGAGACAAAGAAGGGGTTGTGTCAGGAGTTACAAGCTCAATAGCCGTTGGAGCAGTTGCACTTAAAGTAAATGTAGTCGCTGCTGCGCCACCAGTCACACCTCTGGTCAACCCCGTCAGCACATTGTTAGTGTTTCCAGTATAAGAAACATATTCAACAGCAGAAGCGTTTTGAATCTTTACAGTACCAGATGGGGGAAACAACGTGGAACTTAGCACAGACATTGACGTTACATTGCTTGATGCCAAAGTCGCTGTCAATGTTGTAAACGGACCATCAGATGTAGATTCATATCGAGCGCATATATTGCCTGAACGCATGTACGCTTCAAACTGACGGTTGTTGTTTACGATCTGAGTAACATAGTTAATGAAGCCATTAGTGGTACGAATACCAAATCGAACAACCCCGGCACCGTACCAAGAATAGTCAATAAACCACATCTGCATCCGAGTTAGATCAAGGTTATACCCTGATGCACCATTTCCGTTTAACGGGTCAGACCAGACAGACTGTGGAATGCGAGTTTCAATGGTTTTGGATATAACGCAACTAGCAGGGCTAGCAATTGTTGTTCCCCGATATTCTGGAGAAATAGTCAGTGAAGTATCAGAAGCAATGGCTACAACACGATACGTCTGACCACGGATAACAATGTTATCGTTTGGAGCAAGTTGACTGGCAAATTGCGATCCAGTCCCGGTTACAGCAGTACTTCCATTTGTTACTTCAGCAGTTCCGTTAATCTGGTTAATGCTGTTACGCAATACCGCGTATAAAGTTTGCCCGTCGTACTCAAAGAAAAATCCGTTTTGATTATCAAACAACCCAATTCTGTTTGCTGCTCCGTACCAAGAAAACGGAGAAATTCTGTAAAACCCAGTTGCGGTAGTTACAACAGGAGCAGACGTTACAGTGTATGTAAACACCGTAGGAGAAGTAACAGACGCAACAGTATAAATCCCGTTGTACTGCCCTTGGTCAACTCCAATAACTTGAATCCTAGATGTTGCGGTCAAGTTATGTGCAAACCTAGTAGTTACCGTAACCGTCGTGCCAGAAGCGGTCATTGACGTTACAAACAACGCGGGCTTTAACGAAGTACCAGTAGAAAACTGAATGCTCTTGCCAGACTGATAACGGAAATACCGACGGGTTTGACGGATTAGCTGTTGGTTTGGAACGCCACCACCAGCAGTAAACGCAACTCCCCCGTCAAACGTGCGAGGCTCAACATAACCTGACGGACGAGAAAAAAGGTTTACTTGTCCAGCAGTATTAACAATTCCTACTGTTGGAGCTTGCGTAGATGGAACATAAAATCTAAACGTTGTGGGGGTTTGTACGTCATAGACTTGCCATGCACCGTTTGGCGCTGGAGTACCGCCAGTCAACCCTTTAACGTAAATCAACGAACCAGAATTCAACCCGTGCGCGGCTGTGGTAGTTACGCTAATCAGATTAGATACGTTTGTAAACGCGGATGTTCCAGTCAAACCAATTGCACATCCAGAGAAATAATACCCTCTGTATATTACGGTAAGCGCAGAGTTATTCTGGTTTGAGGCAGGAATAGTATTAAACGTGCTAACTGCAATTCCCGGATTTATTCCACCGCCAGACTGTATTACAGCCGTGTAAGCCCCGGTAGTCCCTGCAACAGAAACAACATGCCCCCACCCATTGGCAGAAGTGCTATTTGAGTTCTGAATAAAAATTGGATCATCAACCGCCATAGGGTTAGCGGCGGCAACAGTTGAAATTGTGAGCGTCATTCGCCCATCAGCGCTGCCAGAACCAACTAGCGAAGTAACAGGAAATGGCGACTGAGGAATGTAGTAAACACTCTGCCGGTTTGCCTGAAGGCTAATAGACTCCCATTTAGTTGGCTGGGTGCCATACTCAAAGTCGGTATCAATCAACGCTTGAGGCGTTGAGACACGCAGCTTGCCTACAGCGTCTTGGCTCCCCGGAGAAGGGGCGGTATACGGCACAGCAGCGCCAGATACGTTGGTCCCCTGAATGGGAATTGATTTGTTGCTGACGCTATCTACAACGGTCCATCCACCAGACATGGTGACTCCTTACTGGGGGCCGAAACCCCCGTCAAATTTACGCAGATGCTGGGAACATTACGCCATCAGAACCACGAACAAGGTACTGACAGGTAATAACCACAGTGCCAGCCGTTGGATTGCCCGTTGTTGCCGTAAATGTAGCAAACATTGGGATATCAACCGTACCAATGTTATTGGTGGCTGACGAAACCAAAGCCGCTGCAATGGTTGTTGGAGCGGTCTGCGCGGTCGTCAAACCAATAGAACAAGTGGTTAAATATGCGTTTGCCGTCCCCGAATTTCCAATTGTTACTTCAACAACAGAAACTGAGTTGCCAGAAATGGTGGCGGTCTTCTCAATTTGAAAGCTAAGAATTTTAGCGCCAGCAGGAAGCGTAAACAGAGACTGAGCAGCCGGACTAGAAGTTAGCGCAGCGCCAGACATTGCGATGGTGGCAGTCTGGGCAACAATCGTTGCACCAAGATTGCGAATGGTACCTGCTGTCGTGCCGGTGGTGTCTTTAACCGTGCCAAGCAGCCACGGTCCAAGGTGAGTAGCGAAACCCATAATAAAGTCCTCAAATCAAAACTTGCTATCTCTTGAGGGGAAGTCTGCCTAGTCAGTTAGCAAGTCGGGTGGTCTAGGTATGTGCCTTTATAACACAGTAAAACAAAAAAGAAAAGGGGGTTTGTGGCCCCCTCTTCTTTACATCAGGTTGATCCGGGAGAACCGAAAATACCCAATGGATCCGACCATCCAAACGAATAACGCTCGCGGGCCTTATACCGGACGTTGCCAGTATCAAAGTCTCCATCCATCCCCGTGCTCATTGGGGTACGAACAAAGTGCTTCATGCCGTTGGGCACATCCGTCGTCAAGAACCATGCGTTCGTGTCCGTTAGGAAGTTATTAACCGTATAACCACCCGGAATCGAACCATTGTTCTTGATTGCGTTGATGTCGTTGTCGGTAGTACCAACGCGCAGTTCCGTCTCGAGCAGACGGGTTGCAACGAACATCAATGCTGGTGGAACAACCAGTTTCTTTGGTTTAGCTGCGATCAACAGACCCCGCTCATCCGTCCAAGCAGCAATCTGAATCACTGCCGCTTCAAGAGCGGTTTCATTCAGATCAACACCCGTCGTAGGACGATTGCTGTTAACACCACCCGAGACCAATGGGTGTGCCGTACTAAACAAAGCTACACCGTCACCGCCAGTGAACGCAGCAGTAAAGCCGTTGTTCAAGACGGTAGCGCCTTTAACTTGTTTCGTATACGCCATGCCACGAGCCAGTGCTTTGGTGTAACGCGACGAAAGTGAATCATAGAGGTTGTCCTCAATGGCTTCTTCCGTTAGCGAAAAACCAAGTGCAATGGTTTCGTGGTTGTACCGCGCAGTCCATGCTTCCTGTGCATTGTCATAAGCAATGGCAGAGCCTTCGTTTTTGACTGGTGCAGCAGAGAAACCAGACAGCTTGGTCTCTTCTTCAAACGAACGCTCAGACGTTTCCGTTTCGTAGATCTCTTTGTGCTGCTCGCCATAACGAGAGTACTCAAGACCAAACAGAGCGTTCAAACCGGGGAGCAGCTCTTTCAATAGCTGTGCGCGTGAGATAGCCATTTTAAGTTACTCCTTAAATAGCAGTAGCGTTGTAATACTCATGAATACCAAAGTTGATTTTCACCAACATTTCGGGAATCTGAGTAAACACAATCGTCGAACTGGACGGGATTGTCGTTGCGGTCAAACCAAGCGAAGTTGTAGCAACGTTAATCGCAATCGAAGTCGTACCAGCGGCATAACCCGAAGTGGTAAACGAACCCGTGCGAACAATCTGACCGTTTGATGCAACGTACGATACGTCCGACCCCTGAACAATTGCGCTTGGCAAGCCAGAGCCTGTCAGCGTAATGGTCGTCGAAGACGAGCTACCCGTTGCCGAAACAGAAACCGCCGTATCAGGAACAACGCCAACAACACGCATTGGGAAGGTTGAAGTCGTCAACGTTGCTGAGTACAACAGGGCGTTAGCCGAGTTACCCGTGTTGGCGCTACCAGTGTTGTTAATCATCTGATAGTTTTGACCAACCATTGCATAACTGCCCGACGCTACAGTTGTGCCCGACGAACAAACAACCGCTTTGAAAACGGTGTCAGGATCGTCACACACAATTGCAACCCCATCACCAGCCAGCGTACCGCCCGGCCAGTATTGAGCAAACTGCTTCTGTTTGGTTTGTGGGTTGGTATACGAACAGCCGAGGAAGACCCCGATCATGCCCGAAGAACCGCCGCCAGTTGAAACCGACAAACGTTGTGCAAAACCTTGAGCAACCTTGACGATATCGCCATAGAAAATGCTCGTAGCTTCGCCGTACTGGATCGGGACTTCACGGGTAGACCCCGCAAAAACCTGACCACCGATCAAATTGATCGGTTTTAGCCCGTAGGGGGCGTCAATTACAGGATAAGCCATTTAAAGCTCCATAAAAAGTTAGGTACCTTTGCCAAAACTAGTCGAAGATTTCCGCTCTTTAAACATCGGCATCCTCGGATCACTCTGGCGCATCAAAGTGCTGTCAACTGCTTCCGCCTCATCTTTTGCTTTCTTTGCGTAAAAAGCATCACGCTGGTC